CCCTCCGTTGGCTTTCTTGCAAGGAGGTTGATTACCTTTTCGTATTTCGTCAGCGCATTCACTGTCTGGTTGGCAACAATTCGGCAGTGGTTCATCCGTCATTTCAGGTATCACTATCTTTTCCTGATAGTGGGCGGATATTTTGGAGAGGATTTCTTTGGCTTGTTTCTTTTCCCAATCTGCTATTTCTTCGTCAAACTCTCGTTTAGTTCTAGGGCGTTCAAAATCACATCGTCTTCCAAAGTGGTCACTTAGAGAGAGCGCCACTATCTCCACCAGTTCCTCATCGGTCTTGGCTAGGTCTTTAACGGCGGTGTCATATCCGGCTTGGATAGCGTCTTTTATATCTTTGGGATAGTAGACTGTTTTCTCCGTAGTAGAGAATAGATTATCTTTCATTATCTTTTCAATTTCCTTTGGTGTTAAGTCTGTCATTTTGTTGCATCCTGTAATGCTTTTTGTTTATCACTAATAATTGACATATCAAGTACCATCTCTAATTTAAGAAAGTCCGTCAATTCACCGTTTGCTCTAAGTTCTCTAGCACGTTGGAGTATCGCATCCTTTTCTTTTTGGAGTGATTCTATAGTGTCCATCTTTTATTCCTCCTCAAAAGTCCTCTGGTCGGCGGTTAGTTGGGCTAACTTTTTATTGTCTGAATAATATTGAACAAAAGCACCTTCCCATTGTCTGAAATCAACACATATACCAGCTTTTCTGTAGCATTTTAAACCTGTACTTTGGCTTAAATAAAAGTGACAATACTGGCAAGGGCATTGTGGGACTATCAGCTTCATATTGTCCTTGATAGTCTGGAGTTTGGACTGGAATAATTGCATTAAAGTCTTGGTAGGATATTCAGTAACCTTGTCTGTTTCCTCCCACTGTAGGATTGCGCTATCCTTCCACGCCGCCAATTCAAGGTATATTTCCTTTTCCAGTTCCGGCATAGGTGATAACTTGCGGTAGCCATTTTCGGCTAGAACTTCCGCCGTGTAGTCATATATACTTTTATTAAGAGGACGTTTTACTCTTGCCTCTATTAACAGACTTGCTAATTCCTGTATCTCTTTATCCATTGATAACCTCCGATTAATTCAGTGTCCATTAAGTGCCTCCTGCTTAACTCTCAATTATAAACTGGTCTGCATGATTATCGTTATAGTTATTAGGAATGATTTTAATAATAGGCATACCAATTCTTGAAGGTTTATATCCGGCTTTTTCTCCATATGTAGGGTCTTGTGTTTCTCCTAGTTTAGCTTGGTTGTAGGTCTTTAACCATGACCCACAGATAGCCGCCGCTAATCTTACGCTTTTAACTCTGCCATTTTGTACGGTTAATCTATCAGGTGTATGCGTAGTAATAGCGTGTAAATGCCCCATTAAATATATATCAGCTTCAATGTCATTAACTAAACGAACTAACCTTGATAGTCTAGCACCTTCCGTCTGCGCTCCACCTGCGCCATGCCATGAATGAATCTTTACTGTATGTGTTAATTTTCCAGCACGTCTGAATTTTAAGATATAGAATGTCTGGTATCCGGCGTAAGGTACGTCCATATCCCTGCACAAGTTTCTTATAATATCGTTATCGTGGTAATGATGAATTGATTCTTCATGGTTGCCTGTACCTATCCCTAACCATTGACTATTATCAATAGGCTTAAATAATTCTTTAGTGTACCTTCTTTGAGAGTCTACTATGTTTGATTTCTCTACCCAATCCGCTAACCCGTTCATTGAAAACCTTTTATCATTGTGAGTGATTGAATCGTGCCAGTCTCCACCGCCTAAAGCTAACCCGAATCTACCCTTAGAGGCACATTCTTCTACCTTTAGTTTTAAACCATGTTCTGAAAACTCTTTAGCACCAGCATGTAAATCAAAAAAAGGATAAATACTAAATACATCAGGTCTGTTATATTCTATTTCTCTGGTAATTACTTCCATTAAATAACTTTCCTTTCTTCTACCTTAGCACATTTACAACACCATCGTCTATCTTTTTTAGCGTTGATTCCCGGTATCCATTCAGACCAGTTATGCCCGAATATACCACATATAAACTGTTTAATATTCATTCCATCTCCTTTACCTTTTGTTTGTAGTATTCTATTTTACTTAGTAACCAATCAGGTGAAGCCTTAAATACTTGGTTCTTTCTCTGATTCAATTCTTCTAAAATATCCTTGCCATATTTCTCTTGAAGTTTTAAGGCGTAAACATCCTTCATCCCGTCTCTAAATCTATTACAGCTTTTACACTGGGGGTGACAATTCTGTTCATCCCATCTTGTAGACCGAGTAGACCTTGAAATATAATGCCCGTTGTCTGTATCATTGACAGTATGCACACCTCCACAAGTAAAACAAATCACCGTCCCGTTTTTATCAGCATTACTTAATCTTATATATTTAGAAAACACGGTATCAAGTTTAACGGTTAGGGTGCGAATCCCTGCCTGTCTTTTCTTCTTTGGTAACTTAGTACTCTTTACCACTATAACCGCCTTAGATTTTGATTTTGTTGCGTCTCAATGCTATTCAGGTTCATAGACATCAAGTAAACTGTTATACATAGAAAAAGCCACGTCAATTTCTCTTAGGTCTTTGGAAAGTTTTAGATTATTTTCTTCTAGTAATTCGTTTATTTTATAAGTGGTAGAGTCAGCCAGAAGTACATATAATATTTTTGCTTCATCTTCTGTTTCTAGTGTGATAGAAATAGGTGCAAACGCTTTTCCTTTTTGTCCTGTTTTCATTTCTTTCTCCTTAAATATTTTCTTTTATGCTTATTTAAACCTTATCAGGGAGTATGCACATTTCTTTAGCTATTACAACTTTTGCATTACAAAGATTTACCCCATCTTGTAAACCGGAGGCAACGACTTTTCTATACTGCACTTTTCTTATTACGTGATTTTCAAAACAATGTTTATCATGGTCGTGTCATTTACGGGCATCGCCTCTTTTTAAAAAGCTGTGAAATCCGCATGGATAGTGTTCACTAAAAAACTCTATTCGTTTGTCTTTTTCGTCTGTTACCCATACATTATATTCATATTCATAGCTTGGATAATTTGGCGATACAAAGTAACTACCTCTTTTAATGAAACACTTATAACCAACACCTTTTCCTTGATTTATTTTCCCGTCTACTATATCAAGACACATAATACTCCTTTTAAATACTTATTATAGTTCCTGTAAAGTTAGGTTGACATTCTGGACATATTACTTTATGTTCTTTAGAGATACACCATTTTAAATCTAGGACTTTCTTCTTTAGACAAATATCACAAAGTACCTTATGCCCTAGTTTTCTTTTAAGTTTCTCTATAAATGTTAATGTCATTTCAAACTCCCGCAACGGTGTTACGACTTTTATAATCCTGATGGTATTTTTGGCATACAGTATTCACAGCTAGTAACATCTTCAGGACATTCTTCTACTAGGTTATGATTAGGTTTGTAACCATCTGTAGTACAACGACCTTTTCCATCCCAAGCTAAACAAGTGTGTTCAGAATCTTTGCAATCTGCACAAGCATAATGTCTATCCATAATTACCTCACTTACATATACTAAAAGATTTATTTACTAATTTTAAAATAGCGCATTGAGTACCAGTCCACCAAGCACACTTTTCTTCTAAACAGCCAAGCCAGTCTGCGATATGTTCTCGATTATAAGCATCCTCATATTCCATTTTCCTTAAAGGGCATATCTTTTTATCCATTTTAAACTCCTTATCTAACTATAGCATATATTTTATTACTTGTCAAGTGGTGTAATATTACAGAATTTAGAACCATTGTTTACTACCTCAAAAGACCACTCTCTGAAGTTGGGGTTTAAGATTATGTGACCTAAATCATCTACACCAGAACGGGGAGACTTTACTTTTTCAACCTTGAGAACAGTTTTTCTTAGTTCCTTATCGTTGCGGATTGTTAAATATACGGAAGCTAAATCCTTAGTACCTTCTCCACCTTCACCGACAGACTTATAAGACCGTTTTTGTAATACAACTATAGCCAACCCCCTTTCAAGGTTACTGATTATATTTTTCATTATAGTACGTATTTTCCACATTTCATCGTCTAAGTAAATCCAATCTATGATGTTTATAGCATTTGGTTGTATCTTGTCTTGCCAGTTTTCAGTCTGTTCTACTAGTGTAAACTTTGGTTCACCGTTTTCTTTAAAAAGGTTTACCCAATTGAAGTGTGACATTCGGTCAACAAACTTAGCATCATTAAACTCTGAAGAAAAGTAGAACACAGGGTAGTTGTCCATGTTTTCAATCATAAAGTTTATACACCATGCAGTCTTTGCCGTGTTACCCTCCCCGGCTAGAACTATTAAATCTTTGGGGTAGATAATTATTGAATCTTCAAAGCCAAATGTTGTATTATCCTCTACGCCTCTAGGGAAACTAATGCCAAGAACATCACCTTTAATGGCTTTCCACCATTCAATAACGTTCAGTGTACGGTCAATTAATCTATAAGTTTTTCCAATCTGTTCTAACTCATTCTTTTTATTAGCATGAGCAAGATTCCAAAGAACTTGAGAGATTGATTTTTTTGCTTCAACAGAATTTGGTTTTTTATCTATTTGAAAGAATCTATATACATCGTCTGAAGTAAACGTTTTTCCTTGAGTGGAGGGAAAATACTCTGTACGTATTCTGGAAAGTGCTTTAGAGTATAACCCATCATTATTAATCGTCATTAATTAACCTTTCTGGTAACGTACTATATATATTATAATTATAGTTTATATAGAGGCTAAAGTCAATTTGCTTAGTTTTCTTTACTTTCTTTACCGTCTTGACCGTTCTTTACTATTCTTTACCGTGAATTTAAAATGCCTCTTTGTTCGTATCTTTGATTGATTTTTCTTTAGAAGTAACGAATTGTACTAGACCTTTAAAGGACTTCTCTAAGGAATCTATACGCTGTCTAGGGGTTTTAATTCCATAAGTCATACCTTCCATCCTTGCTTTTATGATTTCAGTATCTTGGAAGTTTAGTTGTTCACTTACTTTATCCACTAAAAGAAGCATAGTTTCATTTAATGTGTCTATTCTATTATTCAAGGCACATAAGATATTTAGTATTTCATCTGGTGATAAATCCGGCATGTTAATCTCGCAACGGTATTACGACTTTCTTCTCGTGGAGGCGTTTTAATGCTTTAGTTGGTATACTCCAAGGTGCTTTAGAGTAAAACATACGCTCTTCATCTTTGTCAATATAGACATCACAACAATCATCGTCAACGGATTCACCTACAGTCCCTTTGTCTCCTAGAAATACATAGGCATGTGTTCTGCGAGCTAATTCCACATCTATTACTTTAACTCTAGTTCCTACTGTAAGCATCTTTATTCCCCACTTTCTAAGTATTTCTCAAAGCGTTTAGCTATTCTTAATACTTCTTTCCCTAAGTCTTCTATTTTTTCAGCGTAAGATAGTGTAAAATTAACCGCTAACTCTAAAGCCTTTTGCCTCTCAATACTTTTTCTAGTACGTGCTTCTTTAGCGTCCCATAGTTCAGGTGTCATAACAGCCGGAGTAGGGGTAGATTTTGATTCTGGTACGGCTAACGGTGGTTTATACCCGTCTGTTCTTATATCGTCTACAGGAACAGCACCTAGATTTTTAGCGGCTTCCACTAAATGATTTACTTCATGTTTACCTGTTTGTTCTGCGGTTGCGATATATTCTTTGTTTAAATAAGAGGCATAGCCTAGTTTAACTTCCGTACCGACTTGGAATACTTCAAATAAGCTACTTCTTTTTTTACCTACTTTATAAGTACCATTGACTAGAAGGTCTCCGTATTGGTTAGGTTGTGCTGTTTGTACTGTGATTAATTCGTAACGTTCTATTTTTGTTTCCATTATTTCAGTACCTCACTAATAGGATAACGTTTCTCAAGTTCCTTAACAAGCAAATCACTTAGTTCTAATACTGTAGACATTTCATACCCGTCACCCTCAACTGTGCAATCAAAAGTTTTAATACCTTTGACTGAAGTTGATACATTTACCCGATACCTTAAACTTGTTTGTACTTCCATAAATACTCCTTTTTATTTTAATTATACCTTACTTTTTAGAGGTTGTCAAATGTCGCAACTGTTACGACTTACCAATACTTAGTTATAAAGTGAATAATAATCCATATAATCCCAACCGGAACAGCTAAGAAAATCAAGATTAAAATAGGTGCTATCCATCCAAATAAATCGCTTCCATTCCACCAGTTGTATAGTAAGTTTTTCATTTTTAATTCCTCCCAAAGTCTACTGATTCAATAGGCGGTAATTCTTTACCAAACTTTTCTTCTAGGATAAGGGCGTGTTTTAATGCCTTGAATACGTCTTTTGCTTTACCTTTTTTAATGAATATGTATATCATTTTGTCTCCTTTTCAGCTTCTTCAATAAGAGTATTTATTTCTAAAGAGTATTGATGTAAACCACCCTGAAATCTTGACTTATTAAGAGCATAATACTCTAAGTTAAAGATATAATCACGCACAAATTTAAGAGCCTTCAGTGTAGCTTGATTGGCTATAGCTCTTTGCTCATAATCTACAGGGTAAAGTTTAGAAGTTTCTTTCTCTTGCGAACCATCTTCATGAGAATTAACTTTTGCATCCATCATTTCCTCTGGTGATAACTGAATATCTTTTAAGTTCATTTTAAACCTCCTCTTTTAGAGTGCTATTTCCTCAAGTTTTGCTAATATGGTTTTTGATAAGTCTCCCTGCTCTGTGGGTTCTTGGTATCGGTCAAGGATTGTTTCTAAGTAAAGCACTTCCTCGTCTGTTAATAGCAATGTATTCATTATTGTTTCCCTTCAGCTTTATTGAGTGCCTTAACAACTCGTACCAAAGCAGGAGCTAAAGAATAAGGGGCAACCTCTCTGTACATTTCATCTATGGCTTTGAGTGCTTCATACATATCAGGAGCGGCGGCAAATAATTGGGTAAGTGCTTCTGATTCTCTGCCATCTCCATTACCAATAAACCCGTCAACTTTTGCTACGCTTATTCCCTCTGTTTCGCTTTCATCCATTACGTGACAAGGATGGTCTCCATCATCAGTAAGGTCGCAATCCGCCCTTAAATGGTATTTACTGAAGTCCTTTGTATAGTTCATATTAAACCTCCTTAATAAGTCCTTTTTCTTTGAGTGAGTCAATCGTTCTTTTATCGAAATTGAAGGGGAGAAAATCAGTGCTACTTTTATCGTGTACTGTGCATACGTAAATAGCTAACAATGTATCCTTTTGTTGGTGCGTTAAAATGTTTAGTGGGCTAAATTTTGCTATCCCCTTATCAGTAAGTTTTAACATAATCTACTCCTTTACTAAGGCTAATGCCTCGTCAATATAAGTTGTTACCCCTGGATTAAGAAATTGCTGGTTGTTTATCATCCAGTTTATATCCTCATTTGCTTTGTTTAGTGCCTCAATCAGTTTAGGTATATCTGTTTCAGGGGTATCAAATTGAGTACAAGCGTTAAAACATTCTTTCATCCTTGCTATAAATTCATCATTCATAGTTGAACCATTCGCAAAACGATTATCTATTAGTTTATTCCATTTACTCATTATTATTCTCCTTTAGTTCGCATTCTATACATATAATATACTACTTTTAGTTAGTTGTCAAGTACTTTTCAAAGTTTATTTTTAACCCTCTATTTTCTATTTGTGTTATAATGTAAGTAGGGGGTAATATGCGTGATGATATAATCTACAAATACAGTAATAAAGTTCTCCAGGTTTTGGCTGACAACTATACAACTCTTTATGCAGACGGGATTTGCTTTAAGAGTGATGATAGGATAACGGATTATAACTCAATTGCTGAATTTCTTTGCGATTTCGACCACGCCCTAAGCTCTCTAGGTGAAAAATGGGACGGCCTAGTAAAAGAGTTCAAGGATTATAGGTCTTTAAATAGATACCAAAGAATTATAATAGCCTCTATACTAGGAATAACGGATAATGATTTAGTTGACAATTATCATTTTAGAAACCCTGAAAAGCTAAGAATTATAGCATTAAGTAGAATGAAGAAGTTTTTAAATGGAGTGAATAATGAAACCAATTGATGCCATGCAATTTTCTTTAAATCACTGTCACAACATAGAGATTGAAATTAGTAGTTTTATATTCTTTAGGTGTGGTTTAGTTAAACAAGATTACAGTAATCCATGTTCTAGATTTGATGATTGCTGTACATTAAAAGATTGGAGTATTTGTCCTTTAAATAATGGAGTTGACAAGTCTAATAAATAGTGTTAAATTAAAGTCGTAACACTGTTGCGACAATTGAGGGGTAAATGAGAATAGAAGATTTTAAACCAGAAGTATTTTTAGATAGTGGTGAACGGGCTTATGCTACTATGATGGTAGAGCTAAATAAATGTCCTTTATGTCGTAGATATATGCTTTATTCAGATAATAGCAACCAAGATAGATACGCTTTCCCTAAATATGAAAAGATAAACTTTGAAACTCAAGTTAAAAAATCAGGATGGGTAGTTACATCTGATATTGAAGTTAACAATCATTTCATCTGCCAAGATTGCGTTAAAAGTGGTAAAGCTGAATTTACCTGCTCTTTATGTAATGTTAAACAACCTACTAGCAAAATTCAAGAAACAATAGGTGTCTATGATAAAGATTATTTATGCCAAACTTGTTATAATACTAAAACAGCTAAAGAATGGGAAGAAAAAACAGAAGAGCTTTATGAAAAGCATAGATGGGATAGTGAATAAATGAGACTAACTAAGGAACAAAAGGATAAAATCATCCTAGCTATAAGGGAACGTGGTGTTAAAAGAGACGGGTGTGAATCTGTTGGAATCACAATACATCAGTTAAATGATGAAATTAAACTTCATAAAGTCTTTAGGAAAGAAGTCAATGAAGCTGTAAAAGAGGGTAGACAAAACTTGGCTGATAGAGGTCAACAATATCTAGCGGATGTAATAGATGGTAAGATAGCCAAATCAGATAAGAACGCCGTGACGGCGGCTATAGCGTTTAACAATGCCTATACAGACGGCTTCAAAGGTAAGACTACAGTTCAAGGTAATATCAATCACGATGTAAGAGTAATTTCAGCAGTACCAAGACCTAAATATGACGAACTAAAAACAGAAGTTACGGTATCCGAAATAGACAAGCAGAAATTAAAAGAGTTAAACTCTGGTAAACCTATTAATACAGTAGACAAAGTAATTGAAGGGGAAATTATAAAAGAGGTGAATGATGAAACCAATTAAAATAAATCTCTAGAAGTACTTGACAAACTAAAAATAGTATGTTATAGTAAAAAGAAAAACATGGAGGTAAAATGAAAATCAATTTATCAGGGGTTGAAACAGAATTTAGTGATGTATCAAGTGAAACTTATCGTACTTATGTATTCCCCAAACAAGAAACAGTAACTATTGATTCTCCTCATTGGTTGTATGTTTCAAAAAGTGGGGGGCATAGGTTAATTGATGATAAGGGATTCTCTCATTATATCCCTAGTGGGTGGATACATCTATTTTGGCAAGTTAAAGAAAACCAACCTGCATTTGTAAAATAGAATCTCGTGACGGTGTTACGACTCTTGGAGGATATTATGTTTAAGGCCGGTGATAAAGTACAAGTCAAAGCATTACAAGAGGATTTACAATATATCTGTGTTTGGGATGATGAGTGTAGACCTGATTGTGGTGTGAGAAATGGAGATATACTAACTATTGATAGACAATATTCTGATGAAGAATGGAATAACCCTAAACTTAATGGCATAACTTATATAGCTGATGAATGGGTTATTCCAGGTAGTTTATTAGTTAAGTATGAATAGTTACTTTCAAGGGAATTAACATAGCATAAGAGGGAATTATAATGGATATACCTACAAGCTACATTGAACGTTTAGAGCGTAAACAAGGGTATCAAGAGGGGTTTGAGGATGGGTTGAAAGCTAGTTATTATTGCAGAAGTTGTGACCTAGTAAATGAATGTGCTTACGGCAATAAATTAGTACTAATTTGCCCTTATTCAGTGTATAAAAACACACCAGTAGTTTAGGTTACAATCGTTACTAATAAGGAGTCAAGATGAAACCAATTAGCGCAACTAAGTCTAATATCTGCGACTATTGTGAGACGATACAGGTTAAAGATTTAGCAGGGAAAGACTGTATTAAGTATATATGTTCACTCCAAGAAAATCCTGTTAAATGTAGTAAGCCTTGTACTATGAGAGATTGGGCAAGGTGTGAAAAGAATGAGGATAAATGAGTATTTTTATTCCATTATTGATTATACTGGGGTGTGTGATTATTCTATTGAGTGGTATTATTTGGTGGGTTTTCAGGCAATCTCCCTGTAACGGAAAATCAGATTATATTGATATAAGTTGGTGGCATTTAAGATGAACGAAATAGTAACTAATTTAGATGCACAGGAATGGTACACGGCTTTAATTGAAGAACTTCAAGCCTGTATAGTTGAGACTTCTTTTACTTCCAGAATGGCTATAATTGAAGGTAAGCATTTTATAGGTAAAGAAATCTTAAAGCATGAGGATAAATTTACTCAATCAGGTTATTTAAAAGCCAGTGAACAAATAGCTTCTTCTCTAGGGAAAAGTCAGAGGGATATAGAACAATGTATACAGTTCGCTCGTAAATACCCTGATTTAGATTTACTTCCAGTCGGGAAAAATTACTCGTGGCATATGGTGACACAAGAGTTATTGCCTGAACACTCCCAAGACACATTAGAATCAAAATCTAAGCCTATTACTAAGGCAGACCTACTACTTATACTAGTTAATGTAAAAGCATTACTACGGCATGAATATAGTGAAGCTCAACAACGATTAGTGGAATCTGGTAACTTTGTAGATGGTAATCCCGATTCAGACAAAGTTAAATTCATTCAGTATCTCCAAGACCAGTTTGACAAATTAACGGAAGGTGTAAAATGGTAACTAAGAAAAGGGCAAAACGAGATTGGTTTAATTTTTGGTCAATAATTGTCTCTATAATATTAGCTAGTATATTTACATGGCTTTATGCTAGATAATGTCGCAACACTGTTACGTCTTTTTATTCTTAATAGTAAACCATAGGATTGTGGCAAAAGTAAAACCCAAGATAAAACCTATTAAAATCAAGGCAAATATAGTAAATCCCATCATTTTAATAATTCCCATTCATAATGACATTGGTTACAATGATAATCTATTGTTTCTCTCCTGCTACTGCCCATAGTAGTAATACGTATACTTTTACATTTTGGACACTGTGAACTTGAATAGCCTACCATTTCTTTAGCCCATTTTTCAGTCAATTTAGCCATTTTTAGTTCCTTTCTTAATTTTAGAGTATAAGGAATTTGATAATCTATTGTTTTTGCTTTGACATTATGTCCTGTTATTAATTCCAAACCATCTAGTGGTAAATATTCATAATCAAAACGTCCATTAATTAGAGGCGTAATTTTTATGTTTTGGTACTTTTCTTTTAATTGATTGATTCTCATACATATAGTATAAACTAATTATTCTTAAATGTCAATAGGGTTGACAAACTTTATTTTATGTGCTAGTCTTTAAATGTTAGGAGTGGCAGAAGAGCATAATGCACCTAGTGTACAGAAACTAGGGTAATTAGAAAACTGTACTTGGGATTACAAAAGTAAGGCGACTCGTAGCACGCTGTGTTTCAATTCCTTACCTCCTACACAAAAAATAAATCCCTAAAAGTACTTGACAAATGAAATAAAGTATGCTATTATAAAAGTCTAGAGGTGCAAGAAAAGGTTTGTGGTGGTAGCTTAAATAGCAACGAAGGCAAACCTAACACCAGCCTCTAGCACAAACAGCTTGAGGTGAGGAGTTGAGCCGACCTTAGAGGACGGTAAAACGGGGAGATAACATCAAACCTATTGGGTGGGTTGCCAACAATCAGGAATGGCAAATTAAAGGTGTATAGACAGTATACGTGTAACCTCAAGCCCCGATATTGGCGGTGAGGTAAGTCTACCTTTCAAGCCAACTGGTAAGATGATAGACTAGCGTTGGTGAGATGAGAAGCATCACCAGCCGCCTTTATAGGGTAAATTAAGGAGGGGATTATGAGAGTTGTAATTGAAGAGATTGAGGGGTTAGACCTTATTTTGTTAATGTACCTCTTAGAGCGTTTTAACTTTAGTAATAAAGAACAAATGATGATTCTATGGAAACAGTATCTAAAAGATAACGATATAGAACATTTAGAATCTAAGAACTCGTAACGCTGTTACGACATTTGGAGGTAAAAGATGGAAGCTAAAGATACGGTAATATCAGATGATAAAATGAATGTTTTACTGCAAGGAAAAGAACTTGCACGTGGTCAAAAGGGTTATGTTCAAGTTACTACCATAATAAAAGAATCACAAGCTGAAATATCCTTTAAAGCCGGATATGATAAAGCTATGAATAAACGTCTATCATCTAGGCAGTTATATTTAATGGCACGTAAAGCCGGTATCAAAGAGGTAGTTGATTTTATGAAATCACACAACGCACAAGCTAAAGCTATAGGATATTATGCCATTGATTATAATGGTTTACAAAGAAAACTCAAGGAATGGGGGATAGAATGTTAGTCTGTTCTATATGTAGTAGACCTTGGAAGCCACCTTGTGAATGTGGTCTAGAAGGAAAACCTATGAGAGTACCAGATAAGATTATTGTTGCTTCGGTAGATAAAGTAATGAAATTATAAACAGACACAAAAAATATGAAACATATTATAGGTTGGTATAAATGGTATAGACGTAACGGATACTCTAAATTCAGTGCGCTATATCATTCAATTATTTATGTATGGTTTTATTGGATTTAAGGATTACACTAAGGAGTAATTATGAATTGGTATACTAAATTTAAACAAAAGCATATCTTTACAAATTGGGATGTGTGCTATATTGTAATTGTGTCTACCGAAATTATCGTGGCTATGTGTTTATGGTGGTATTTTGTTTTATACAAGTGGTAACACTATTATACTATCAATGGATTTAGATACGAATTAGTAACTTTATCCACAGGCCGGACGCTATACAAGGAGGGGTTAATGGATACAGAGCAATTTGCTTTACTATTAGAAGCTATAAGGAAACTCAATGATAATCTAAAATTGATGGATTCACGATTGTATACAGTAGAACAATGTATATGGCAGAATCCATCTAACAGAAATGATTATCAATTTAAGGTTCATATACAACAGTAATCAATACAAGGGTACATTATGGAAATTAAAGATTTACTAATACAAGTACATACATACCTAGATTTAATTAATAGTAAGTATGGTAATGAGAAAGAACTGTGTCTATATTGCCATTCAAATCTAATTGATTATAGTGGTATAGTACACACCAAAGACTGTGTTATAAGTAAGCTAAGAGTATACCTTAAAGACTGTAGATTGTATTGATATGTTAATGATACTAGATGTTGTATAGATTAGGCGTGGATATACTCTTTACCCCTAGCCCCCTAAGACTAAAAATACTTTAGTTACTAAACTATTTAGTTTACATAACGTATATTGTGCGCCCCATATTTTAAAGCTAAGATAACATAATGGATGGGGTAGGGGTCTAAATTTACCTCAATAACTGTCAAGGGCTGTGGAGTACCCCCTCATAGCGCAATAATAAAACAAAAGGCGTTTTTAAAACCAGTTCAACATAAATAAATTAACAAATAGTTGACAAATTAAAGGATTTATAGTAGAATTAAGGTATTATGAAACATTTAGACTTATTTAGTGGGATAGGGGGATTTGCACTTGCGGCAAGGTGGAGTGGTATAGAAACAACAGGATTTGTTGAAATAGATTCATATTGTCAAAAGGTACTTAATAAAAACTTTCCTAATGTTCCGATAATAGGAGATATTAAAGATGTCAAAGAAGACACGTTCAAAAGACCAATCGACATTCTTACAGGGGGATTTCCATGCCAACCTTTTAGTGTTGCCGGGAAGCAAAGAGGCAAGGAAGATGAGCGTTATTTATGGGACTCAATGTGCAATGTCATTAAAGAGTACAAACCCACTTGGATTATTGGGGAAAATGTTACTGGAATCATTGATTTGGCACTCACAGACGTGCTATCTTCGTTGGAGGACATTGGTTATCAAACACAAGTATTTATTATTCCAGCTTGTGCCGTCGATGCCCCACATAGAAGAGATAGAGTCTGGATTATTGCCAACCCCACGAGCGTCAATGGGGATGAGTATGCCTTTAAACCAAGTTCAGAAATGTCTAAACAGGGAATTTGGGGCTTGCAACTTAGAAGATGTGATATGTATGAAATTAATGGAGAATTTAATCTCAACAAAAGAGAAATACTTGAATCCTCAATTTGTAGAAGAAATGATGGGATACCCTATAGGGTGGACAGACTTAAATGTCTAGGTAATTCCATAGTACCACAAATAGCTTATATAATTATGCAATCTATAGCTGATATAGAAAATTCAAAACAAAAGGGCTTCACTTAGTCAATTAGGGGTTAATAAAACCAAATTTAAAAGGCATTGAGACGCATTTAAATAGAAATTAAGGTACTTTAACCTCTTTACTTGACAAATAGTACATTAAGTAGTAGAATTAGATTATAGGGGTGTTATGGAATTTAAACAAAGTGAATTAGAGTGTTACGTGGATGGTAAGGCATTCGATTCTGATAATTATAGGGTAGTATTTTACGAATTTTCCTCTAGTGGCGCTAATGGAACTTATTTATATCCCGACCCTCATTGGAACGCATATAAAAGATTTGATTCTAAAGGGAAACCTCTTGGTAGGTATGTTGACACAGAACATACTAGATATCAGACAAAAGAAGACGCTATACAAGCGTGTATAAATGATTTAAAAGTCGCAACAGTGTAACGACATTATAGGAGACAAAATGAAGAAAAGAAAATACAATAAGACTGGTAAATACGCTAAGAAGACAGAAGTAAGTAACACAGTTACCCACTCTAATACTGATTATCCAGACGGGGTAACTACTACAACAGCCCAAACTACTCAAAAGGAAATAGAAAAAGCTGTTGAGAAAGGAATGATGTCTTTTACATTTAAAGACCTTCCACTTTCAATACAACGTGGTGTAGAGCTTGCTTTAGCTAATCGTAAGAGACTAAAATTACCTGATGATTCAGAATATAGAAAAGCTATGGCAGTTAGATACTTTATAGGAGATAAACCAAGATGACAATATATTCGTGGGGTGCGTGCATTGATGGCGATAAGCCTATAAAATATTTAATAAACGGGGAAATAGTTTCTAAAAAAGAATTTAAGCGCATGAGGCTATCTATTCTTGAACCAGAAAAGGAACGTTTAGAGGTGGAACTTAAAGGCGTTAATATTGAAATAGATTACTGGGACAAGCATGGATAAACAAGTAATAGATTTAGGACAATTATATAAACCACACGGGCAACAGAACAAAGCTCATACCGTTAAGGAGAAGTTCCCATTGTATGGAGGCGCATTTGGTGGAGGTAAGACTGTCTGGTTGTGTAATGAGGGATTACAGTTATCTTTAGATTATCCGGGGAACAGGGGTTATTTGTGTAGACATGAACTCCCTGCTTTTAGGCGTTCGGTTTTAATTGAACTTGTAAATAGTATACACCCGTCATTAATAGCGCAACATCACCAAACTGAAAATTACTTTAAGATTGATACTCGTCCCTACACAGGCAAGAAAACTATAGAAGAAAGTCCTTATAGTTATATTTATTATGGTGGTTTGGGTGATGATAAAGCTGGACTAGCTAGGCTTTCATCAATGACATTGGGGTGGTTTGGCATAGACCAAGTTGAAGAGACTACAGAAACTCATTTTAACATGCTTGCAGGCCGTTTGCGCTTGGTTTTACCAAATATTAGATATAAAGGATTAAGTACATGCAACCCTGCTCCCGGATGGGTAAAACAGAAGTGGATTGAGCAAAAACTAGATGACCACGTATTTATTAAAGCTATTCCTAAAGATAACCCTTATCTCCCTGCTGATTATGAGAGTTCTTTAAGAAAACTCTATCCCCCAGAGTGGATTAAGTCCATGCTTGAGGGTTCATGGGATGCTTTAGAGGGTGGTAATTTTCTATTCAAGTATTCTGATATTAAAAAGTGTGTTAATAGAGATGTCGCAGAAAATGATATTGTATGGATGGGTGTTGACATCGCCCGTGAAGGTGATGACCAAAGCGTAGCTACGGTAAGAAAAGGCGGGAAAGTAATTCATACTGACTCGTGGTCAAAGACGGATTTAATGAGTACTACGGGAATTATCGGTATGAAGATAGAAAGATTCAACGTAACCCCTAGAAATGTCAATATAGACGCTGTGGGTGTAGGTGCTGGTGTGTTTGATAGGTTAAGAGAACAAAAACTATACGTAAATGGGGTAGTAGCTGGTGGAGAGCCTAAAGACAAGGAACACTATATAAATTCTAGGGCAGAAATGTATGATGAGCTAAGAAAACGCTTTGAAGCTGGGAATATCTCAATACCTGACGATATGGACTTAATAGCGCAGCTTTCTTCAATAAGATTTAAATATGCCTCGGATAAAAAGCTACAAATCATCTCTAAAGAAGAAATGAAACACCAATACAAATTAAAGTCCCCCGACAAGGCAGACGCTTTAGCTCTAGCTTTTTATGAACCTAAGATTAAATCTTTAAGATTGGAGTTTTTATGAACGGCTATTGGAAGTTATTATGTAAGATATTAGAAATTCCAATCTGTAGAAAGTGTGGGCGTAAACTAGATAAAGACTTTAGGAAACGCAGACATGGATATTTATGTCATTCGTGCTTATGTAATATACCTTTAGACATAGCAACAGCTATTGACTTTTATATGTTACAATAATAGTAGGGAATAGTATACTCTATATACCCTTATATTCGGCTATCCATTAAGGAAACGCCGAATCAATTATTATGGATAGGGGCAACTTAAGGTTTTGTCTTTAAGAAGTCCCTATCTTTTTATAGCCTTAGTGCTTTTTAATTCTACCAAGTTTATCTGTACATTTACCATCTGTGTTGTGACAACTATAGTATTCATCATGGCTCTCACAGTTTGGTAGTGGGTAATGTAGTCTTCTGTGGTAACATGTCTTATTGTCACAATCTTTAGCATCGGGGCATTTCTTTAAAATATCCATATCTCTCCTTTATAATTTGTCGTATTACTGTTACGAGATTAGCCGGCATAATTTTTCATTTATAAGGATTAGTAAAACACTTATCCATCCAAGACACCATGCAACCCAAAACATAAAAGCTATCTTCATATAAAACCTCACTTTCTATATATAGTATAAACGTTATTTATTTAGGTGTACCGCAAAACGGGCAGAACTTAAATAGTTTTTCATACCCATAAGTTTTGAATACGTAATGACACCCGTCCTTTTTACACATATTTTCTTTTTGCCTAGCTTCATACTTTGCTTCTGATTTTGCACGTTTTGCTTTTATAACTTCTGGGTCATGCCGTCTGCAATACCACTTACCATCACGCTCTACTGTGGCATCTTTACCGCAATTACCAGAGTGCCAATCATTTATTCTTACTCTTGCGCAACATGTGTTCATATCTAACCTCCTTATTAACTACTATTAGTATAAACTACTTTAATTAAAATGTCAAGTACTTTTAAGGAAAATATGTCAAATATTTTTACTAAATGGTTTAAAAAGCAACCTATAACGGGAGACCGTTCTTTTTCTTTGAGTAATCTAATCCCCCAAGATAGAAACTCTATAGGGTTGCTTAAATCTTACGGTGATGTTGGATGGTGGCACGCCGGATTATTCCAAACTGCCCTATCATGTTCCGAGGTAAAGTGGACATTAAATGACGTTTCAAAGCCGGATAAACCTACTCAGATATTTAAACATAAAGCACTTCAAACTTTAAAGCACGTAAACCCTTTTCAAACTTCTAATGAGTTTATTGCTTTACATATTCTATACATGGAACTTGTAGGCGAGTCGTTTTGGATTATCTCTTATGATGGAAATAATGAACCTGCTGAATTAGTATTAGCTTATCCTAATAAAATGTCCATCGTACCCGATAAGTATTTCCCGATGGTTAAAGGATATGTCTATGGTTCTGGTTCTACTGCTATACCTCTCCTGCCAAATGAAGTAATACACTTCAAATACCCCAATCCTTTAGACCAGTATCGTGGCATGGGGCAAGCACAGGCTATTTCCGTTGACTTGGATAATCAGAAGTATCAAGGCGAATGGAATCGTAAATTCTGGTTTAATTCTGCCAGACCTGACCTATTCTTAATTCCTGATGGTAACTTTTCAGATGAACAGTTTGACGAGTTTACTAAAAAATGGAAAGAAAAATATCAAGGTGTAAACAAAGCTCATCAAGTAGCTTTAGTTCAAGGTATAAAAGACGTTAAACCAATCTCAACTTCCGCTAAAGAGATGGACTTCTCTAATCTTCAGTTAAGAGGTAGGGATATTATTCTAGGTATTCTAGGTATGCCTCAATCCTCTTTAGGGATTAGTGAGAACGTCAACAAAGCCAATGCTGAAGCTGGAGAATATCAATTAGCTCGTAGAATAGTAAAACCTCGTCTAGATTGGATAAAAGCAAAACTTCAAGAGCAATATATAACTAAATTCAAGAATAGCGAAAACTTGGAAATAGGGTTTGAAGAAGTTGTCCCTGAAACGGCAGAACAGAAAAACCTCTTAGCTAAAGACGGTGTAATGTCTGGCATTATCAGGGTAGATGAAGCCCGTAAAATGAGAGGTGAAGACCCCGTAGGTGGTGAATACGGTAATTCATTCTTAGTACCTCAAAACTATTCTGTAGTTTCTGCTGATGGTAAAGTCCTTTTACAACCTAACCAAACGCCACAGGATACACCAGAAACCCCCTTAGAGGATGAAGACGATGTAACCATCACCGAATCACAGAAATCAATTAAGGGCGTTAAGGATGATTTAAGAAACAAGTATGCCCAAAAAGTCTCTAAACAAGAAGAAGAGTTTATAAAAGTCTTTGAAGCAACCTTTCAGGAGCAAAGAGATAAAACAATAGCAGAGTTTAAAAGAGTAGGAAACTTACCTAGCTTTGACGATAACGAAACAGCTAAAAAGTTTGAACCTGCTATTAAAGAAGTCTATGTAGAATCTTTTAATGAGAGTGTTTAAAGTAAATCTAACCTAATCTTTCTGTCAATGTGGAATCTCTCTATTTCATCTAAAGCCCATAGATTGGCAATATTATTATGTTCCCTATTAAATGCTGATTTCTCAATAGCATTTTGGACTTGTTTACTAGATAATTTTTCCGTATCTATTATTGCAGACATTGTAAATAAAACTTTCATCTTTCACCTCTTAATGTCGTATCAGTGTTACGACTTTTATGTTTCGTCTGTTATATAGAATGTGTCTAATTCTTCGCCGTCTTTAATTGCCGTAAGATATATTTTACCATCAGGTACAGGGTCTTTTCTTGCTATGATAGTATCCTCACGGTCAAATTGAATTAACCATCTAAGAAGTTCTTTGTTTTTCATTATTCCCCTCACTTTCTATATAGAGTATAAATGTTATCTTAAAGGAAGTTCATAAGACTTAACTTCATAATCTGATACATCTTTACCTCGTATTTGAGCTGATACTTTGATTGTGTTTAATTGTGCAGTAGCTTGTTCCTTTTTAGTCATTCTACCAGTATGTACATATTGTTCTAACCTATTGCTATAAATACCCCAAATCTTCATATCTAACTCCTTATTAACTACACTAACTATAACACATAAATAAACATTTGTCAATACCTTTTAAGGAAATATTTATGACAATGCCTTCTGATAATTTAGACCAGAGTGCTTTAGAGTGGATTAACACTCGTTCTCTTTTATTAGCTAAGTCTATGAATAAAACTACTTTAGACGCTTTGAGATTAGCTCTTAAAGAAGGATTTGAATTAGGTGAATCTATACCTCAATTAACTAAACGGCTTGAAGGTTATTTCTCGGAAGCTCAAAAGTATAGAGCTAAGATGGTGGCACGTACCGAAGTACTAACTGCCTCCAATCAAGGCGCAGTTGATAGATACAAAAAAGAGGGTATAAAAGAATTTGAATGGTTGGCTAGTCCAGATTCATGTGAAGAATGTTCCCCTCTAGACGGACAAAAGTTCTCAATAGATTCAGGCGAACAACCTCCTTTGCACGTAAATTGTAGATGCAGTATTCTTTCAGTTCTAGATTAATGGTAATTCAAGGGGGTCTTTATGGACAAGATTTATAAAGTATTTGATAGTGAAGTTAAAAAGGTCGGTGAAAGACAGTACGAATTTACCGCCTCTGATTCTTCTATTGACCGTGACAATGAAATTATAGACGTTAATGGATGGGATTTAAAGAACTTCAAAAAGAATCCCGTTATTATGTATGCACATGATTACTCTACTTTACCGATAGGAAAAGCCACACGAATAGGGGTTAAAGACAATAAATTAGTTAATGTAGTTGAGTTTCCGCCCGAAGGAACATATGAATTTGCTGATACTGTACAAAGATTAGTAGATACGGGGTATTTAAAAACTCAATCAGTAGGCTTTGTTCCTAAGACATGGGAGGATGGGAACGGTAAAGAAGGTTCTGCTAACAGGACTTACACTAAGCAAGAACTTTTAGAGATTTCAATAGTCCCTGTTCCTAGCAACCCCAATGCTTTAAGAAACGCTGTTAAAGAAGGTGTTATCACTCAAAAGCAGTTAGAGGGTATCACAAAAGTAGAAGAAAAGAAACCTTCAAGAACTTCACAAGAAGAAATTAAAGACCAGATTGATTATTTACAACTAATAATTAATGAGGACGGTTTAAACGATGAAAGTATTGTTGCCGCGTTAGATTTAATTGAGACTATCCAAAACTTAACATCTATCAGAGTAATAACCTGTCCCCATTGTGGTGGAGAAAGAATGGATGTTGTAGATGATGACTTTGTCTGTTGTGAATGCGGGAAAGTAGTAAAGCGTTTTTCCCTTGAAGTTAAAACAGGCGAAATGTTAGAACAAGACGTAGTTCAGGAGACGACACTTCCTGTTAAAGATACAACGCTCGTAAAAGAGTATTCAGAAGAACAGATTAAACACATTATATCAGAAACAATTAAAAATGTAATAAAGGAGCTATAAATGGAATTAACAGATGAAAAAGTAGCTGAAATAACTGCTAAAGCCGCAACTGAAGCGGTAGAAGAGTTTAAGAAAGCTCAAGAAATCAAACGCAAAGTAA